GGGTCGGCAGGCGGTAGTTTAGTATGCTATTTATTAGGTATAACCGCAGTTGACCCGATAAAACATAATCTTCTTTTCGCCAGATTTATTGCTCCGGGACGTATTGATTTACCCGATATTGATCTCGACTTTGAAGATACTCGCCGGGATGAAATTTTAACACATTTTAAAAAATTATATGGAGAAGAAAATGTTGCGGGGGTTAGCACTTTTGTAAAAATGAAAGCAAGAGGGGCATTGAGGGATTCATCCCGTGTTCATAGTGTGCCTCTCAAAGATGTAAATATTGCCGCCGCATGTATAGTCAAGAAAGGGTTTGGAGATGAAGCAGTCGAATTGTCAATCGAACAGGCATTTGCTGAATTTCCCGATGGAAAAAAATTCAAAAAGAAGTTTCCAGATGCTGTGGAAGTGGCTACCAAGATGGAAGGCAAGGTACGGCAGAGGGGCCAACATGCCGCCGCAGTGCTTATTTCCAAGGACAAGCTAACGACAGGAGATCGTGGCTATCTCGCCAACGGGAAGAAAGGAAAAATAATCAATTGGGAGAAAGACGATTGCGAATTCTTCGGATTGATGAAATTAGATATTCTTGGGCTCAATGCTCTGACCATCCTTCATGGAGCCCAAAAATTAATAAAGGAAACGAAAGGAATTGAAATTGATTACGAAACCATACCGCTCAACGATTCAATGGTACTCTCCGAATTCACCAAGGGTAATTGTATCGGGGTGTTTCAGTTTGGGTCACCGGGAATACGAAAATTATGCGGAGATTTGCAAATTGATTCCTTCAATGATCTTGTCAATGCAAATGCATTGTATCGTCCGGGAACCTTATATGCCGGAATGGTGGAAGAATTTGTAAACCGTAAACATGGAAATACTGAATGGAAGCATATTCACCCCCTGCTTGAAAATGTTACCGGGGAAACATTTGGCATAGTCGTTTATCAAGAACAAATCATGTGGCTCATGGTTTATTTGGCAGACTTTAGTTGGTCACAAGCTGATAAAGTTAGAAAGGTCGTTTCCAAAAGCAAGGGCGGTGAAGAATTCATGAAGTTTAAGGAAGACTTCGTGAAAGGCTGTTTGGAAAAGAAAACACTGGACTTGGAAGCTGCTGAAACACTTTGGGACAATCTCAGTTCATTTGGTTTTTATTCTTTCAATAAAAGTCATGCTGTTGAGTATACAACCATAGCATACTGGATGATGTGGTTAAAATTTTATCATCCGTTGGAATTTATCTGTGCCAACCTGACGTATTGTAATGAAATGAAAAAAGAGGACGTGGTTGCAGAAGCCAAGCGAATGAAATTGGATATCAGACCCCCGAAGGTGGGTATCAGTGAGGCTAAAGGGTGGATTATCAAAAACAATGCTCTATATTGCCCATTTATTGAAATAAAAGGCATTGGTGAAGCAACCTGTAGCAAGATTGTTGAGATTGGAAAGAAAAAGCGAGAAGGATTCTATGACGAAACCGTGGGCAAAAATAAAAAGAAAACGGAAGCCAAGTACATACAAATACTTGCAGAAATTGATGCGTATTCCGATGTGGAACTTACGGATGAAATGGCAGACAAGATTTCTCCTTTGTTTGGTTTCAGCTTTTTGCGTGATTCGTTTCTTAGTTACAAAAACATTTTGGAGCGTATGGGAAAATCTCAAAAGTTTGGTTCAGAAATTGATTTAATTAAAATATCCCAATTAAAATATGGCAAGGATTCCGTTACCGGGGATATGGTTGACAAGACCGGGAAGCATTACCGTTTTGCTATTGACAAAAATCTATACAATGACAAGCGGGATACTATTGACCATGCAAATGAGAATTATCTATTGGTGAAATTATCAGAAGACAATGACAAAATAATTATTAAAGATGTCTGGTCAATCGAACAGATCATGACTTGCGATTTCAAATATGCATATTTAGACATGATTCGCAGGGCCAGTTTCAAATGTGAGGATTATGATTTATCCAATTGTGATAAATGTGAATTGCGGAAAGAGTGTAAACGCCCCGTTTACCCAAGTAGAGGCAAATATAATATCATGGTACTTGGCGAAGCTCCGGGTAAAAGTGAAGATAAAATGGGCCAAGGCTTTATTGGAAGAGCGGGGGATTTGTTGTGGGATTCTGTCGAAGAAGTCGGGTTTTACCGTGAACAATTCCATATTACCAATATTTGTAAATGTTGGCCTTCCCAAACTAAAACCCCTAAAACCAAACATATTAAGAGTTGTCGCCATTGGGTCGAAAAGGAAATTGATGTTGTCAAACCCATCCTTATACTTGCGTTTGGAAATACGGGACTTTCTTTCTTTCATGGACGAGATAGTGGAATTAATGAAATGAATGGTACGGTGGAATGGTATGAGCCGTACAAGTGTTGGGTGTGCTGGTGTCTGCATCCCGCAGGCATTCTCCGTAACCCGGAAAACAGAAGCAGTTTCGATGATGCTATCGAAAAGTTTGCCGATACCATTGATACGTTATCAGGGGAGTATCAAATAAAATGAATGAAAAATGGTATGAGGGACATGAGTTTCAAAAAAAAATCAGAGAAAAACCAAGGCCATCGTTGTTGATGAGAATATGGGCTTTTTTCTTCAGAAAGGAAATAATTAAATTAACCTCTTGGCAAGGTGAGGTTTACTGGACTTATAAAAAGTTATGTGCATGTGGTAAATATCATGCACATGTGTATTGGGGGTCTGGTGTTGGGGATGTAATTCTAGAAGATGATGGGAAAATAAATCCACGTTGTTCATCATTTTACATTGTTAAGTGGGAGGACTGGAATGTACATTTATAAAGAAGATATCAAACCAGACAAAAATGCTTTGGAAGAAGAATGGGAAAAGCAAACAATGCTTTATGACCATTATGCGACTTTGGAAGCGGAAGCCGAGGATGCCAAGGATAAGGCAAAACGTAAGTTAGATATTATCAAAGCACAAATGGATGAAAGGGTACGAATAAGTCCATCAGCCTTTGGGCTTGATGAACCCGCACGTGAGACAGCAATCAAATACGCAGTTATGAAATCTTCGGAAGTGGAACAGGCTGAAGAGGATTTTCAAGCGGCAAAGAAAGCATATACAATGGCAAAAATCAGATCAACCGCCATTGCAGATCAGAGGAAGAAAGCATTAACAAAATTATCAGACTTGTTTGCGGCAGGTTATTACGATAGAAGAATACCCAAACAAGTCAAAGAACAAATTGACGAAAGGAGGCAAAAAGAACAGGAATCGAAGTTAGGCAAAAATCCAAGGTTACAATCAATTATTAAACGAAGAAATAAGGAGTAAAAATGGCTTACGATAGAGCAAAAGCGAAAAGAGAATTAGCAAAGAGAACTCAGGAATCAAAAGACCGGAGAGATTTTGTTTCCATTATTAAAGACGGTATTCCTGAGTGGAGTTCTGGTGAAGGCAAACACAAAATGGATATTGTCCCCTATATTACGGGGAAAAATCACCCTGATTTGCCTCCGGGGGAATTGGCATATATTCTTGTTGTATATATACACCGGGGAATAGGAGTTAATGATGATACATACATTTGTATGGCCCGGACATATGGCAAACCATGCCCGATATGCGAATACCGCAAAATGCTTCAGGATTCTGACGAAGGTGATGAAGATCAGATTAAGGCTCTTCGCCCAACTCAGAGGGGCATTTATAATGTTGTCATATACGACACAGATGAAGAACGTAAAAAAGGCGTTCAGGTGTGGAATTCATCACATTGGCTGTTTGAACGGATTCTTCAATCCATTAATACGGAAGAATCGGGAGAAGTAATCTCTTTTTCAGACCCGGATGATGGAAAGAGAATTATGTTTGAACGTAAGGGTAGTGGGGAAACTACACAATACATTGGTCATAAATTCGTTGACCGCAATTACAAAATTTCCGATGCAATACTGGAAGCAACATATTCTCTCGATGAAGTGATTAACATGCCTGATTATGATGAATTGAAACGTATTTTCAAAATGGGAACAGAAACACAGGAAGATGGAGAAGATTCAGGCGACCCACAGAACAGGAAGCAAGCCGACTCTGAAGATGTACGGGAACGTTTTAAAACCGAGCAACCGGATGATGTTGATGTGAACCCCGGTTTGACCCCGGAAAAGATTTCAGCAATGAGCCGGAAGGAATTAAAAGCACTTATTGCAGAAGAACTTTTGGAAATTGATGCTGATGATGAAAAATACGATATCAAGGCTGAATTGGTTGCTGAAATTTTAAAACAATTAAATACTAACAGTGGCGGTGGTGAAGAAAAACAAAAAGTTGTTTGCCCTGAAGGTGGTACGCTTGGCAAAGATTATGACAAGTTCCGGGGTTGTGATGATTGTGGCAACCGCAAACCGTGTAGAGAAGCAAAGTAAAGGAAAAAATGCGGGGAAATAAAAATAAATGAGGGAAAAATGGACGGGGGATATCTGCTGGAAGTGTGGCAAAGATACAGGAAATTATCCCATATGGATTCAACCAGCTTACGGCGGTGACCCCCCGACTTGTTATTGTCCGAGGGTTACACCTGATAATTTTATTATGAAACAACGACCATGTAAAAATCAGAAATGTTATGAGGGTGTAACATTATATCCATGTGAATGTGAAAAGGAGAAAAAATGAGAATTTATATTGCTGGCCCATACAATCCGTATGGTAGAACTCCACATGATTCAATCCGTGTGGCACAGCAAAATGTAGATCGGGCAATAGACGTGGCAAACCAAATTATGGATACAACAGATCATTATTGTTTTGTGCCGCATCTATCCCACTACATTCACCAGCGTGCCAAGGAAGACAGGGGGTATTGGTATATGGATTATGATTTTACATTTCTTGAACATTGGGCTGAGGCTCTCTTTGTAATTGAAGAATCGCCGGGGGTATTAAAAGAAATTGAACTGGCTGAAAAATTGGGATTTCCTGTTTTTCGGACAATAGAAGATTTATGGAGTTATCCATATGAGGAATTAAAGTAATGGTAAACAGAAGAAAAAAGTCAAAAGCGGAAGAGGAATTAATTGAAGAAATAAATGAAGATGTTGCAAGAAAAGAATTCCGATTTGACAAGGTTATATCCACAGGTTCAACCTTAACCGATTTGGCTATTTCTGGCAGACGAGTGAGGGGAGGTGGAATTCCCGGTGGCGTATTGGGCGAATTCTTTGGCCCATCCGGTGGAGGGAAAACTACACTCCTTACTTCCTGTTGTTCATCAGCACAACGCAAAGGTGGTAAGGCCCGTGTCCGTGACCCGGAAAGCAGACTCGACCAAGAGTTTGCCGCAATCCACGGTATGAATATCAGTGACAGCGTTTTTGATTATGCACGACCTGATACAATACGGGAATTCTTTTTGGCTTTTTGGAATTGGGAAGTTGACCCGAAATATTTGAACGTGTTTGCCGGAGATTCTATTGCCGCTTTAACAACAGAATTAGAATTGCATCCAGATAAGCCAAAGAAAGGGGAACCTGAAGAATTTCTTGGTGATAAGCGGGGCCAGCGACAGGCAAAAGAATTTTCAATGAGCCTGCGTAAAGCCGCACGTAAACTTGGCAATCCAGAATTTATTTGTATCTTCTCAAATCAGGTCAGACAAGGTAATGAAGGTCAGGAAGTAACTGCTGGTGGGCAAGCTGTTGGTTTTTATGCTTCCTTGCGGGGGCGAATATCAATGCAGAAAAAAATTGATAAAACAGTCAAACTTACCTCTGGTGTTGAGTTTACACAACCTGTTGGTATTCTGAGTGAGTTCTATGTCAAAAAATCCACAATAGATGCCCCATTCAGGTCCGCCCCGATTTACATTATGTTTGATTACGGTATTGATGATGTTCGGGGTAATCTGCAATGGTATAAAGATATGACTAAAAATACAAAATATTCCTGTGTCGATAAAGAATATGCTTATATGGCTGATGCCCGCCGTTATATTGAAGAAAATGATTATGAGGCAAAACTGCGGGAGAATGTTATCGACCTGTGGTTGGAGATTGACGAAAAATTGAAAGACAACAGGAAACCAAAGGTATGGTTTTAAATGAAGGATGAAATAAAAACATTTCAACACATTACTGAAGATAATTGGAATTCCCGGCCTGAAAAAAGACCACAAGCCGTTAGGATTAGAATAGAGGCAAGATTAAAAAAAGAGAGATTGATTACTACCAAACAATTGCGCGAACATTTCAAGGGGCGATGGCTTAGTGATACTGATTTAATGTCCATGAAAACTGCTGGCTTAATTGAAAAACCAAAACAAGTTTTACGAATACCAGAAGGAACATTAGCAGGGGCTCGTCAATCCATTTATCGAAAAGAGGTTTTCAAACAAATTGAAACTGTACTGAAATATAGAAATAAGGGTATGTCATATCCACAAATTAGAAAATTATTAATTGAAAAAGGGAAATTACCCGGAATTGCAAAAAAGGATTTGTATGGTAAAACAAGTAATAAGAAACAAACGGCAGGGGCGAGCAGTTCAGTCAAAAATGGCAAAAAGGTTGGGGGGTAAAAATGTCGGAACAATCGAAGGACAAGATATTTCACACCCCCTTTTATCGGGAGAAGTCAAACATCGAAAGAGTTTCGTGGGAAATACCTTTATGCAACAGTGTATTAAAAATTGTCCAAGTGGGAAAACTCCTGTCGTTATCGTTCATCAAAAATTCCAACGATTCGAAGACTCTCTTGTTCTACTTAGGCTGAAGGACTTTGAAGACTTGTTTGGCAAAGTCTATTTGAATCTTAAATTGGAAGGGATTGAATAAATTGCTCATGCTAAAAAAACTGATAGTCAATAATTTCCGCACATGGAAAAAAGCTGTCCTTGATTTTTGTCCCGGTGTTAATGTTATTGTCGGTCTGCCTGATTCTGGCAAGACAAATATTTTAAGGGCGAT